GCGGATGGGCACCTTGTCCATACGCACGGTCAGCAAGACTGAAAAAAAGCTACGATGTACATGTTGGTGTGGATCCTTATTTTGATCTCAAAAATCGAGCACGATGGGGCATGAACAATCGTGAAGTCATTATCTATGCGTACGATCCTGTGGAATGGCCGTATGAATTGTTCAGTGACAGTTTGAAAAATGCCAACCGTGAACATTTGTTACGCAACGATATTCTTGCACTAGAAGACCATCCCTCAGATGTAGAAATGGTCAACGGCGTGTGTATGAACCAAGGCAAGTATGCTCTAGCTCTAGTGCAAAGTCTCAGCGATCTTGATGCCAAAGCCCGAACAATGGCCGAGAAGGGATTCTATCACAACTGGCCAAAAGAATATCTTGTGGGACTGTTTGAACATCGCAAGGATCCAAGATGAGTTATCAGTTTGCCAGAATTGATCTCAGCCAGACTAACTATACACCAACTGTGAAGTGGGAGTACTTGCGTGAGCCCGATATCAAACAGCTAAACTCTATCTACAGAGACTACTGCAAGTACAAACACTTTGCAAGTGTAATGCCCATATTTGACAGCAGATACACAGATCCAATGACTGATGTGATTGGATACTATGATCAAGATCGGCTGGTTGCATTCTCGTTGATCAAACGCTACAATGATCATAACGCCCTATGCGATCAATTTGCATGGAACTACAACAATCCCAAACTACGCTTGGGAATAGAAACAATGAAAGCAGAGTGTGCTATCTACAAGGCTCGAGGATTCCAATACTTGTATCTTGAGCAAGCACACTTATACAAATCCGATATGGACGGATTTGAAATATTAGGACCACTGGAGTAACTATGGATTTATATACAATTTGGGCAGACAAAGAAGGCGACATCTCAGACTTAGACTGGGTAAACGGAATGAAAAGTTTCTTTGATCATTTGATCTCTGAAGACAAGATGGTAGACTATCGTATCACAAGATGCAAGATGGGATTCCGTTCAATTGCAGACATGCCAGAGTGGATGATCATCATGGAGTTTCGTGACATGGGCCAAATGGACAGTGCTTTTAGACGAGTAGCACCACTTGAGGGCGAGCTTGAAGTCAAGCACAAGTCATTCAATCAATTTGTGTCAGGCAATATTCAACATGCCTTGTTTAGAGACTGGCCAGATACATTTGTATGAGCATGAATGACATTGTGTTAATTGCCATCAGGGAAGAAGCACCGGATCTCAGCCACATGATGAACTTGTTTTATACAGGCGTGGGCAAAGTAAATGCTGCCATGATTGCTAGTGAAGTCATCACAAAGTATCGTCCCCGACGTATCATTAACTTTGGCACAGCCGGTGGTATAACAGTTGCGCCAGGATTCTATCAATGCACTCAATTTGTGCAAAGAGACATGACTTGTGAAGCACTAGGGTGTACACCAGGACAAACACCATTTGAAACTGGCACTCACATTGGCAACTCTACTGGCCTAATTTGCAGTACTGGCGATAACTTTGTGATGAATCCCGAACTGGAAATACCAGCAGATGTAGTAGACATGGAAGCCTATGCCATAGCCAAAGCATGTGAGAAATATGGAGTTGAATTTGTGTGTTGGAAATACATCAGCGATCAAGCCAATCAACACGCACACAATGATTGGAAACAACAAGTGTCTCAAGGACAATCATACTACATCAACAAACTTAAAGAGTTAGGTATATGAATAAAAAAATATGTGTCACCAGCAAGCATTCATTTGGTTGTACATTCATTGACTGGAGCATACATTTTTTATCCGGACAATCAAGATACTTCAATGTAGAACTTGATCAATGGATAGAGTTAACTCACACTCCCATTACTGAACTCAATGCTCACGGGCATTTGAAAAATCACCCAATGGGATCAGAGCAGTTCAAATTAGAATTAGAAAAGTTTGATTCACTTCCGTCAGATGCAATATATTCTACCTATCCCATCAATTTGATGTTAGGCACTATTGCTAATCATTTGGATATCAACGTTGATAACTTTGAATACAACACTATATACCATCAACTAAAACATCTATGTGGCTTATGATCCTAGAGTTGTATTGTATGCCCGAAACGTAAGAAATTTATCAACTTTTTTAGGTCTCATTGACAAAAAACCAAATTCTGAAGATGAACTTTATGATTTCATAGATAACTTGTTTAATAAATCAAGTCAACATATGTATGAAGAATTACAGTTAATTGACATTTGGGACAAACGCGAAAGACTTGCTTTGAATATTCGTCCATTTGACTACGCACACTTTAACGTTAATTTTGATTATCAACATCCCCATCTTTGGATCAACTGCCAGGACTTGTGGACTCGAACTGAAACGGTTATCAAGAAAGTCATGGCGTATCTCAAGTTAGAAATTGATAAACATAGATTCGAAGCCTGGTTACCTATCTCTAGAGCATGGCAACAAAAACAATTTGATCTACTAGATTTTTGTTATAACCAGCCTCACATTGTTGATGCGATTGTAAACAACTTGTATTACGAAATTGATCTCACATTCCAACAAGAAGTGATCATACAACACTGTTTGATATATCAACATGGACTGAATTTAAAAACTTGGCAACTTGAAAAGTTTCCTAACAACACACAAGATCTACACAAGTTGCTTGAGCCAAACATTCATTCAGTTGACAACATCTACAACATTTAAGACTTGCTACGCAAGTCTGTTGTTTTCGCTATCGCTCAACAACAAACTGTTTTCTTGACTTAGTATCATCTAGATACTGTGGTCATAATTCACCGTAAGCACGGTGAATTGAATGCATCATCTGAGTGACCGCAGTCATCTATTCTAAAGAGATTGTGTTTGCACACACGGAGGCGGTTGACCGGTACCCCCTACTCTAGCTTCACATATCAACGGAACCCTAGTAATCCAGAATAGATCTAAATCCTACGAGCATGGGTTGCTTTTTCACAGAGCCCAAACCATTTGCTGCCTTAAGTTAACAGTTGCCTTTGACGCCCAAGTCCGGACCGGGTATCGCACCGTTCCTCAATGGGGCTGAGCCAAACACTCAGCACAGAGTCGTGATTAAAGTTTGTTGATGATGTGTGAGCCATGCACACGAACTTGAATATGGCCGTTATAATAATCTTGTGATTCTAATACTTTTCTTGTGAACTGTTCTCTTGCTTCAAGGTACGAACATTCTGATTTTGATTTACAATAGTAAAGTATTTCTCTGGTAAAGTTTTCGGTGCCTAAAGTGATTACGTCTGCGGTTAATTCTGGGCTTGACCCATAGTACTCTCTCCAATCTGAATCGATCTTTGATCGTATCTTCTTCCGCTTCTTTGTGCCGTTCTTTTGAGTGACTGTTTTATAAGTTGTCTTGCTAAATTTTGCTAATTTTTTGCCTATGTACTTGCGTCCAGATAGATTATTTGTGATTAGATAAACAAAACCTACACATTCTTTGGGCAGTGTCTCAATTGGGGTATCTTGATAAAGCCATGTCATGTGTGATTTTGATTATGTGCTATAGTTAGTCCTTTTACCAGGAAGTAGCGTATTTTTCGTCAACTAATGCACTAGAGCACTTGGTTTGACATTCTTGCCACTTGAAAGTTTGGAACTCGTTAGCCCAAAAACTATCTGCCAATACGTCTGTTAGTGTTTTTGTGTGTAGGTTGAAGTTGTTTGCACGTTGTTGCCAGTCTAAATTGTGATTGTATCTGTTGGCTACCCAGCAGCAGGGGAATAACCTGCCGCGGGCATCAATATACAATCCTTTGTTGCCTATCTCGCATAACGGAGTAATGCCGTTACGACTTTGAATTTGATTGAATAGTTGGTTGTTTGTAAGTGGAATTTTAGTCCATTCACTTGTTTCTGTTAATGCAGTAACTTCACGTTCAAAGCGATGTGAACTGCTGACAAATTTTACACTGGGCTCTAATGGATCGTCTACGCCATACGATGGATACACACTACCAAACTTTGTGCTCTTGGTCAATTGAAATCTGTCTACGCCAAGTTGCTGAGCATGCTTTTTCATAGTGTCTATGTGATGTTCGTTAAACTTAAATGCAATAGCAGCCCACACAATTTGGCAATCACTTATACTGCGCAATATTTGTAAACCATCAATAATGCTGTTGTAATCGCTGTTTACACGATACAAGTTATTGCTGGTGTTATCGTACCCATCTATACTAAAGTGAATACTATCATTGCTATCTAACAAGTTGCCTAATTGAGTCCACCAGGTTAACTTTTTGTGTGATCCATTGGTAACAATGACAATTTCTACAGGTCGGATACTCTTGAAATACTGTATCACAGGTATCAAATCATGTGCATAGATAGGATCACCATCATCGCCACAGAATGTAATCTTTTCTACATTAGCTCTCACAAACTCAGGAGTAAAATTGCGTTTGAAAAATTCTAAATCTAGTTCTGTGTTAACAAGGCCATCGGGTATTTCCTGTCGGGCACACCGAGGACACTGCAAAGTACACTTGCTAGATATCTCAATGTGAAAATGCCAAGTTGCTAACATTACGCAATTTCCACATCTGTGTTATAGCTGGTAAAACCATTCTCTTTAATCACTTTGAGAATGTTTTCAACCCTACTGGTTAATTCATCTCTATGACTCACAAGCCAAATACTCTTGTGGCGTTCGCGACTCATCTTCTTCAGCAAGCCTAGCGCATTCTCTACACCTTGTGTGTCCAAGCCGTTGTCAATCATCTCGTCAATAAACAACAAGTTGATGGGCGAATATAAACTTTCCCACACATCACGGAATGCCCAGCTCATGCTAAGAATAAGTCGATTTCTTTCGCCGCGACTCAAATTGTCAAAGTCCAGTTCACGGCCCAGTTCTTCAATGCTCACACTCAAGTCGTTCATGAACTTCACTGTGTGTGGCAAGCCAATTCTATCCAAGTAGTGTGTGAGGCGACTGTTGAGATAACTCAAGTTCTGATCAATGATCTTCTTGCGCACAAACGAGTCTTTGCTGGTCAACAGTTTGAGCAAGAAGTCCTGATGGTCTTGCACTCTAGTAAGTTCATTCAATTGATCGTAACTCACAACCTGCAGGGCCTGTTGTTGCATTTCGGTAATTTGTTCTGTGTATGGATCAGTCTCTAGTGCTTTGCTATTGATCTGTGTTAGCATTGTATTCATGCGACTGCGATGATCAATTGCTTGAGTTTCAGTATCATAATGCGTAACAGGCTGTGCGCCAACTTCTACAGGTGTGTGTTCTGCCAGTTGTTCAGCATAGGGATCTGTTTCTGCACGTTTGGCATCAATCTTGTGTTGAATGTTTTCTAACTCACTAGAATGTCGAATTGCTTCTGTTTCTGTTTGGTAGTGTGTGGTGGGTTTGGTGCCTAACTCGCCTAGTGCTTGCAGTGCATCGGTATTTTCGATCCATTGTGTATTTGTAGATAGAGCTTGTAGTGCCGCCTCTTGCAGGGCTTTCTCTTTGGCAGCCAATACTGTTTCGTGATTGATATCGTGGAAGTCTTGACCACAAGCATAGCACTTGTGATCTTTTAATTCTTCAATTTCAGCTTTTAACTTATCAATTACTTTTTGTTCTTTGGCCTCGTCTGCCACACATCTAGCAATGTATTTTTCTAAGTCAGCAATGTCTTTGGCTTTTTGAATGTAAGCAACCAAGTTAGTGTGTGCTTGCAGTTCTGCTGCAATGTCAATGTGGCTGAGTTTGTTGTAGATCAATTCTAACTCACCAATATCTTTGTCTTGTTTTTGTTTCCAAGCAGTTTGTCGACTTACAAGCGCAGTATACGCATCTTGTTGTTGTTTTCTTGCAGACCACACAGCTAGATCTTTGTGAGCCAGCAGTTCTACTTCAATATCAATCTTGGCTAAATCGTCGTACTGACCAACTAGGTACGCCACATCACTGTCATACTTCTTTTGCCAAAGCACTTGTCTACGCTTTAAACTTTCGATTTGTTCTTCAATGCGCTTGTTGGCTTCTTGCACAGCACGGATTCTAAACTCTTCAGACTGGATAGCATCTTTGGTCTGACGGTTGAGTTCTTTGATCTTGTCAGCACGTTCACTCAACAAGGTAATGCCTAACAACTGCTCAATTATAGTGCGTTGGTCGTTGGCCTTCAAACTCAAGAACGGTTCTGTGTATGTGTTCAACGCCAGCACATGTTTGAACATGTCATGACTCATGCCAATAATACGCTCTATAGCATCTTGTGTTTCTCGACTGTCACCCTGTGCTTCGTCTTCTGCGGCTTTGTGTTCATTGTTGACATAAAACTTGAGCACGTTGGGCTTACGCCCACGTTCAATTTTGTAGTCTGTGCCATTGATGTGAAAGTCCAAGCTGACCAACATGCCTTTGGCATTGGTCTTGTTTACTAGGTTGTCTTTGCGAATGTTTGATAATGCTTGGCCGTACAGCGCATAACTCAATGCATTGATGATTGTGGTCTTACCTGTACCGTTGCGTGATCCATCACCGCCTAGATCCAAGTTTTCTCCCAGCACCAATGTAAGGTCGTTGCGATCAAAGTCAATGGCCTGTGTGGCTGCACCCACACTCATAAAGTTTTTAACAGTAAGATTTTTAAATTTGATCATAAAGGAATTGCATGATTATTAATATAGTATAGCATATCTTTTGTAGAAGTAAAGTAGCTGTCTTGGTGAAACGGCATTTCCTTGTTGAATATGTTTTCCAATTGAGCGTTGATGTAACTTTCTTGAAACAACGTAAGTTTTGGAATGATGATGTCTTTGCCTTGTTGTACACATACTACAATGTTGTCACACATCTCTTTATGTTTAATGTAAGGAATACACGAAATAAATTGTTGATGCTGTTGGTAGAATTCGGTAGAGAAATCAAACACCCTGTTAAGAAACAATTCTAACTCTTTGAGTCGGTTAACAAACAAGTTGATATCATAAAAATCTTTGAAGTCAAAATAAAATACGTTGCACCGGTACACTAGATCCTTTTGCTTGAGCCAGTATCCGTTTATTTCTGTATTACGAAATCCAAATTTATAAAACTCTCTAAGAACATATCGGGGAATGTTAGGTTCGTCGCGCTTCAAGAACGGATATGATTGGTACAAC